TCATAAGAAAGACAGTTGAACATTTTGCTTTTCGTTTACTTTGTCTCCTTTGATAAAGGAAACAATACTCTTGGCGATATGATACGACATCAAAGGAGGCACAGCATTTCCTACTTGCTGAAACTGTGATGACTCCGAACCTGAAAAATTGAACCAATCAGGAAAGCTTTGTAAACGAGCTCCTTCCCTAACGTTTAGCCTTTTTCTTCTACCATCAGGTAGCCTGATGCGATGCATATCTCCAGTTGCTCCGGCTAAATTACGACATGTAACAGTTCTAGCTGGGCGATCCAAGTGGAGGTCTCTAGGGTTTATACATTTAGACGCTTTCTCATATTTAGCGATATACTCATCCTGACTAGCAGTGACAAATTTATGATCTGGCAAAACCTGATAAGCAATGTCTGATAAGGCATCACCTGAAGTAAATTTATATTTGAATCCTTGCGGGAACTCGTATCCACCTTTATGGCCAATTACAATCAAGCGCTCGCGGTTTTGAGGGACTTCATAGTGAACCGCTTTTACAAGTTGATAGCTAACGGTATAACCAAGATCTTCTAGTTCTGAAATAATTTCTGCTAAATACGCTTTATTTTTGTACATCATACCGCGTACATTTTCGAAAAGACAAAGAGTGGGTTTTACAGTCCTAACGGCTTTGAGAAATATCGGAAACCCATCACGGGAGTCTTTAAGCCCTTGTTGTTTTCCACCAACACTAAAAGGTTGGCAAGGTGGACCTCCAATAACTAAATCCGCTTGAGGAAAGTCAGTTTCAGTTGTCAATGTTACATGATGACAATCACCCGACAAATTTTGGTTGTATGTTGCAACAGCATCTTTGTCTTGCTCATAGCCTATAGTCTTAATACCAGCAGCTTCAAAACCTAAAGCTAAACCTCCACAGCCAGCGAATAAGTCGAGAGCAACCAGTCCAGATTGTTTAGCGTTTTCCGGCTTTAATTGCTCCAAGCACTCAAAATAAGACTTCATAGTTACAGTGTTACCTTACTAAAATTTTTAGTTGGACATGTTAACACTAATGTTGAAAGCAGTCTTAATTTTTGACGCCTTGAAAACAGTGGAATTTACCCCCGTAATACAGATTCGGGGGTTTGACCTCCCGCCGCACGTCGCGCAATCGTCCTAGCCCGTCCTCACTTGCTCCGCGCGTCCGTCGGAGAGAACCCAGAAAAGAAGAATAAGCATTGCTCGACACTCGCAAAGCTTTGATGTTGTGAGTATGCAGCGTTCCAGTAGGTTAACGCGCCTTTGGTGTGGATAGTCTCTGCAAGGCTGGTCTAGCAGGAAGGAGGGCGGCAGCATCCAAGTGGCTTTGGGCTGCTAACCGCGCCGATTAAGTAATGAAGCTAGGTTTTGCTAAGGTGGGCGGCTTGGTGCCTCGTCGTCGCTCCGCAACTCCTTATCCCTGCGGGGCTGGCACCGTGCCTTTAATTGAAGTAGTCGACCAGTTTGCCTAGGAGGTATCTCGCAAGGTCATACGCGAGTACCACAATGACGGCGTTCACTATCGAGAGATGATCAAACAGCTCGATGATTTCAACCAGCTGTCCATGCGTTACGTATTCATTCATTAGGTTTCGTCTCCACTAAACAAACCGCCAACGGGTTTGAGTTCAATATCTTGCTCTTGCCGTTGTGCATATTGCTCATACGGCGAACACGTGACATAGAAGTTGGATGCGCCGTGGGACAGCTGGACGAGACAATCGTCCAGATATTCCATCTTGACGCCCAACTTGTTTAGGAATCCGTCATCGAGGTAAGTCACCCCGCGCGGTGTGACAACCTCAAAATGCACGTTGACGTGTATCGAGGTGGCTTTGTGCCAACGTTCCACCGCAGAGACATAGATACTTTCTGAGTTCGCCAGTGGGAACCAAGCAGGAACGGTGCCTACGTCATGATAAGACTCATTCCCGCAACCAGAACCCGTACAGACAGAACCACTAGAACCCATGACAGAACCAGGCGAACCACTTTGACCAGGACGAGCTTGAACTTGCGAAGTCGAAACGCCACCTTGCTGCGAAGTTTGATGAAGCTGCGTTCCTTCCGCAGTTGTCGTCTCAGAATCAGAAACCATACCAATAAGCGCATAAACTAAGTACCCAAATGAAAGCACGACCAGTGCCATAGCTGCTAAGAATTTCGGGTTAAGGAAGATGTTCTTTCCAAGCCCCGATTTAGTGATTTGCCCCGTGACGGTCGAGGCGTAGAGTAGGTGGACATCAAGCGGCACCTTGAGGTTATAAACCACATCGTCTTTGCTTGGTTTGGTGACCGTTCGAGTTGGGTCATGCTCCAAGATGCGCGGTTTCCGGTTGGAAAAGAAGATCCCATCTTTACCCTTATGTTGCTTGGCCAACTCCGCAACACCTTTTAACTCTTTCGGGATTTGAGCAAAGTCAGGCGTGAGCAACACAATGTCCCAGTTGTAGTGCCGGTGCTCCATAAAGGCGTTGTTAAAGTTCTCTGGATAGATGATGCGTCCTTGCTCATCAAAGCGTGTGCGTTGGCAATCGTCTATCTCGCCATTGTCCAAACTGGATGTATCAATCGTTAGCCAACGAGAGTGAAACAGCTCGGAGAATCCTTCCGGTAAGTGAGGCTCAAAGTCAGTGAAAGGGCGCTTGTGTATGTTCGCCATTTTGAAACCTGCATTGACCGAGAAGATTTGCTGACACTCATCAATGAGGATGAATGCCCCAATGGGCGCCCAACAGAAAAAGTATTTCCAAAGCTCGAAGCCTTCAGGATTGCGAGAGCTAATGCGAATGAGCCGAGCCGTATCAGGAAACTTTTCACCAAGGCGTTGTTCAATCACTTCAAGTGGCTGCATACCATGAATGTTCGTAATGCAAATTCGACCTTCACGCAGTGCAGGCAGTAAGTCAAACCACACGGCGCAAGCCGATTTGTAAGAGCCACCGTGACCGTATCGAAATGAAGTAGCCATTCAATCACCAGTTAAAGAAACGCATAACTAAAGACGTAGCGAACGCATCAAAGATGACACGTAGCCCAGAGGTGACGCCGTATTCGGTCAAGATATAACGGACGTCAGAGGGAAGCGCATTAAAGCGGTCTTCGACAAGCGTATAGACGCCATATTCTTCGAGCAGCAGCTGCGCAATCTTGAGCGCGATTTGTATCGAGGCAATCTTGATATCGAGCCATACCGAGATAAGCCACATCGCGCCGTATTCAAACGCGTTCTTTATCCATTCAATCGCCACATCAAAGAAGTCGAGAAAGGTTTGCCCAATGTTGGCAATAAACTCTAATGCCGAGTAGATGTATTCCATGTTATTTACTCCGATTACCAAACAGAACCCAAAGGGCGATTAAGGCACAAATGAACAGCACGACAGGGCGCACATAACCCGATACCGCATCAAAACGCTGTAGTCCTGATTCAACGGTTGCGCCTTTGATATTGAAAGACTTGTCGCTTAATGTGCCGTTGTTGAAGTTGGTACCGATAGTGATTAAGCCTTTAATGTCGTCCACATAGCCTTGGATGGATTCGGCTTTTTCATCTATCGTGGTTTGCAGGTTGGCAAAGTCTTCTGCCGTAAAGATTTCGCCAGTGATATCGGTGCCTGTAGGTGTGCCAAACTCAGAGCCAGTCAGTAGACCCTCAATCGCATTTAAGCTGCTATCGAGTTCGCCCATTGAATCACCAAGCCCTTTTAAATCGTTACGAATACCAATGGTGGCGTTGGTATTGTTGTTCACCGCCGTAGTGATATCGCCGTTGGCCTGTTGGATGAGTGCCTTGGTGTTGTTATAAATCTTGTTGTCATTGATTTGCTGCTCTTGAATGGCTTGGGTGTTATCGACCAATGAGCCTTTCACATCAATCACCGCGTTGGTGATATCCGCGTGTGACTGGTTGATGTCGACGTTAAGATCATGAATGCCTTTGTTCACATCCACGTTAAGCCCTTTAATAGCAGAAAGGACTGCCGTGTCTGTCGATTCATCCGTGTCAGGGTCTTCTACATCCGGTTTATCATCAACGACACCGGGATTAACCGTGTTGGTTGAATCGTCGGGTAGGACAGTTGGGTCTTCAATCTCATCGGTTGGGTCATCGGGGTCATGGGTTGGGTCTTCTGGCGTATCCGGTGGAATGATGGGTTCATCTGGCCCATTCACGCCCCAGAAAAGTGTGCCACCGTCACACTGACGTCCAGTGTAAGCAAAGCGCAGAGAGCATTGAGAGTCGGGCGTGTACTGTCCATCAGGAACGCCAGTGCAAATAATGGTGGATTCGTTCTTAGTCACTTCACATCGAGTGGCACCATAGTCACCGTAACAAGCGCCCGTCACCAATTCGCCGTATATGGCAGGGTGCCAGTACAATTTCACCGTATCGCCAATGGACTGTTTGAACTGACAAGCATCCATGCATGAGCCATCAGGATTCTCTCCATACTCACAAGCAGGAACGATGGGTTCACACGACACGACGTACTCGTCTTCTACCTTTTCATAGTCAGGCGGACATTGAGCCGAATTTTGCAAGAATCCAGCAGCACGATAAAGAGGCCAAGAAGGACTGGTCGTGTGACACATGATATCTACAACGTATTTGCCATGCCTCAAATAACAGGACTTAGTAGAAAAATCCTTGTAGTTAACAAATTTATTCTCATAACAAGAGACATAAGAGGCAGGGTTAACTCTCATACCCAATAGCAACTTACAATCGGGATAAGCTGAAACGTCTGAAACCTTATAGGTTGGTTGAGCCGCGCTTGCATTAAGTGATAAGAACAAGCACGAAAACAAAAGTAAAAAGAGTGACTTATTCACATTTGCACCATTAAAAAAGGGAGCCGAAGCTCCCTTATCCGTTGATTAGTGAGTATTGATGCCACTCACAAAGCCGTGGAGGAATGCCCCCGCAAAGGCAACACCTAGAACGATAGCGAGAACATCTCCAAGTAAATTACCCGATAAAGGAGGCATAGAGGTGAGTCGTTAGCGGCGTAAGAAGCCAACAACCATGGTCACACCAAAGCCCAGTGCAGCCATACCAATCAGACCCGCCACAACCAGTGATACGTTAGCTTGACCACCGGATACCGCAGAGTTGATTGCGCCCGTGATATCGACTTCAGCGAACGCCGGAGAGACAGACGCGACCATAAGAGCAGCGCCAGCTGCGGTTTTTTTGTTTGCGACTGCGTGTTTTACGTTAGTTACAACAAGTTCTAGTTTTTTCATAAGATTTACCTTTTACTCATAAGGCGAACAACACGACCCACCCAGTGACCAACGACCATGTTGATCAAGAGCACGCCACTGACATACAGGAACAAGTCACCGTTGAAGAGGACTGGTTCCTTATATTCTTGGTAGTCCACCGCCGAAATCAGCACGTATTCTTGGCAATCCGCAACAGGCGTTTTCGTTGCTTTCAAATTGCCATACTGGTTAACGACGGTGACGCATACAGACATTTTTTAGCCTTGAACGGGTTTCATTGAAGCCTCGAAGTGCTTCTTAATTTCTTGGTCGACTGGAATAAGCTCAGTCACGATAGCGCCCGCCAATGGGTCTTCTGGATTAATCTCCAAGCGCAATTGGTATTCGCGGCGAGGAACAAGAGCACCAGTGCGCTCAAGAAGCAGGGCATATTCATGGTCAATCATCAACGGTTGATCCCATTGGGGATTCACATCACCGGATTCACCGATAGTGCGGCGTTTGAATTTCTCCGAGTTGATTTCACGTAGAGGTCGTGACACGTTCAGTTGAGCACTGTCACCACGTGCTGAGTTCCAAGTGATATCCATGCCAAGTACAAAAACGGATTTAGCCATTTGTTAAGTCTCCAATATGTGAGTCACCAACTTGCCGTAGGTATCGGGGAAGGTGAATTTAGTTCCATCACGGACAAGGGAACCGACCACGGTTTCAATGTCGCCCTCATGGAATTCGATTAAAGAGTTCAGAATTTTCCCGTACTGGCGGCGCATCCAGTGCGCAGAGGCCAACAGGTCTAACGCCGCGCGTTTAGTCGGGACAGGTTTGGTATTGAATTTCTTTGCAGTAGAAATTGACGCAGCAAAATCATTCAGCGCGGCATACGCGCCAGCAGGATTCAGCAACACATCAACATTCCATTTTTTAAGCTCGACCTCAGAGCGATACCAGACAAGGCCAGTGTTCGCGAGTTTCTGCTCAAGAGCCTTGTTGTAGATACGCCAGTAAATGCGCGAGGTACGCGAACCAATCGAGTATTGCTCTTTGGTGTAAATCGGTTTGCCGTCTTTTCCGATGCTGGCAATGGTCATATCTTCATGAAGCACAGGGCCACGACCACGTTCTGCGGTGCGGAAACAGTCGTCACGCCACGCCTTGTAAGCGTATTCGCAATCAAAAATCCCGTCGTAATCGTCATAGGCCAAGTCAACACGCGCCAGAGTCTGCACACCAAGCACATTGGTCAGCCAGTCATGTAGCGACCACGTAGGACGACGGGCAAATACATGCTTGCATCCCGTTCCGTTGATTTGGAAATGCACCGTGTCATTGTTACCGCCGATACCAACGAAGCCGCAGAAGTCCTCACCATCTGGCGAAGTCAATTTCATGGATTCGGTGTAGAACTGGAAACCCAAACCGCGAGGCGCAGACAGCGACAAACCAAGCACTTGGTTGGTGAAGATGCGCAAGCAGTCTTCCAAGTAATTGCGATAACAGATATCAAACGCTTTGTTGTACGCATCAATCTCATCGGAAGTCTGAGCGACCGTCGGATTAAACACAGGTGGAGCAGGGAACTTAGGTGCACGGCAGTGACGCTGTAACAGTCCAGATTTGGCAAAGCCTTTGTATTCCTCATGCTTGTGCAATCGACGAACCGCATCATGACAATGACGTAAGTCTTTCACAGCAAACGTAAAACACAGGTAATCAATATGAACGTTTTGCTCATCGAAACTTTTAAGGATGTTAGTTGCAGTAGTCAT